TGATTAAATTTATCGAAAGAAACAAAGAGATCATTAGCACACTCAGTATCGTAGCACTTGTCAGTGTATTTTCTAATACTGCTAATGCTACACCAGAACTAGACACTAAGAACAACCTTAGTCTTGAACAGGCTCAGCAATCGGACTCAACCTCGAAAGAGGTTTTTTTGGTTTCTAAGCAAGAAATGTTGGAGAGGTACGCAAATAAGACATCTCTTACAGACATAGAGTTAAAGAAGATGTTATCGCTAGTTGGCTTTAAAGGCAAAAACCTTATTGAGGCTTGGGCTGTAGCAAAGAAAGAATCTAATGGCCGACCATTGGCCTTTAATGGAAACGAAAGCACTGGAGACTCCTCATACGGAATATTCCAGATTAATATGATTGACTCTCTTGGTCCTGATCGTAGAGACAAGTTTGAATTATCTTCAAATGCTGAACTTTTTAATCCAGTACTAAATGCTCAGATTGCACACCACATGAGTAATGGTGGAGAAAACTGGATTGCCTGGAAGGGCATGACTCCAAGAACTAAGTTCTGGATGTCTAAGTTTCCTAAGTAAGTTTTCTTTGATGATCTGGGTAGGAGGTACCGTCAGTATTAATACCTCTAAAGTACCTCCTTCCAGATTGATGAGGTTTTTCTAAATCTACAGTCTGTCTTTCATGGCTCAATTTAATTTGCTCATCTATTTCGTTTTTATGAACATCTTTAGAAAAAAACTCATCAATTAGTTTTACTTCAAACTGATCAACATAATTTCTTTTAATAGGGATAAATGCTCCTAGCGGATCTCCCTTTTTGACTGTTACCTTAAGGTTTGGAACAGTCATTTTAATATTAAATGTAAAGTCTCTCTTAATGTTGTCTGTTTCAATAACCCCAGTCATGGCTATGCATCCAGGAATAAACATATTTGGTGGCTGGATTGTCATTACATTTACACCTATTGGAGTTTTAATTGCAAAACAGTTTTGAACCGTAACAATACCGCTGCCAAAACCACCAGTAATAAATTGTTTGTCTTGGTTATCTGAATTTAAAAATGTTATAACTGGGTCTGACTCGGAGCCATCCCATATTATTTCAAAATCTCTTAAAGACCGTATTAAAAAACCATACTGATTTCCAATGTTAAGTGGAAGGCAGTAATAAAAATGTGAGTTAAACCAATCTCTTTTTGGCTCTCCCTTTAATGGCAAGATTACTTCTTTATAAAACCCGTCACCCTCAAGACCGTGTGGGACAATTAGAACTGTGTTCTCTGGAACCTCATATCCAGGGTTATTCAGGTATTGGCCATTCATGGCTTTTCTCCTTTTCAAAAGTCCAAAATGATGCGATTGTGTATCTAATGCTATCTTCTATTGTTGTAACTCCATGAAGGTGCTCTGGATCCCCTGGGTGAACTGCTAAAGATCCAGTCTCTGGAACTACTTCTATATCAAAGTTAGGATAAAATGTGTGGCCACCAGAGTAATCATCGTTTAGATATATTATTGATCCAAATGCTCTATGCTCAAACCCTTTAAATTTTGAGTTTGTCATATCGTCTGCATGTGGCCCTTGATCCATTCCTGGAAACCATCGAATAAGTTGAAGCGTATCTGAATAAACTGGATACTCTAAGGAATACTCTTTTTGAATTAAATCCCCACAGTCAACGTTTGCTTTTAGCATAATCTTTGCTGCTTTTTTGTCAAATTCTAGCATTGAGTGATAGTTAAAGACTCTATTATCCCAAAAATCTGATCCTCCGCTTTCCCAAAAATTCAAAGATTTTGCTATATTTACTAAATGCTCACAATCTTCTTTAGAGATAAAATTTTTTATCACTCTGGCATTGAACATCTTAATTCCTAATCGCTAAATTAATACATGCACGTGGTGCTTTAAATGTTTCAACCTCATGAGTTAAAAGTTTAGGAATAAATATAAAATCTCCCTCTACAACATGATACTCATTTTCTAGATTTTCTCCTGTACGCCAAATCATTTCACCCTTGACTACCCACTGAAATTGGTCAACAAGATCCATGTGCTTATTGCCCACGGCACCCTTATTTTTCATAAATGTCACTAATCCAAAATTATTTGTGTATATGTCTTTTGAGTATTGAGACAGCCCCCACTCTGTTACTGGCTTTAATTCTGGAATTGCCTCCATATAGGGATCTGCTGGGTCATTTAGTTGGAATGCGAGCCTTGACCAAAATCTGCATTTTAACTGAAAACTTAAATACTCTTCGTCAAGGTTATTTCTGTCAAGATATGTCTTATCTGGAAACTTCTGAAGATCTTCTTCTACATACCCTGCAATTACTGATAAGATAGTATCCCACGAAGGTAGTTCTGGAAATGGGTTTTTAAAAATATGAATTCTGTGTTCTGACCTTGCAAGATCTAGAAGTGAGTTATCTATCATTTTATCTCCTTTAATTAAATTATAGCATATTGGAATTGATGACTTCTTCCTTAATCCTATTGAGTGTTGACTCAAGGTCAAGATTTACAACATCTACATACTTGTGGATTGTTCCAGAGTGCTCTGCAAATTCTTTATAGTGATACCTATATCCTGGCACTGCCAGTATCTCAAAAAGAGTAGTATCGCTATTACACCAAAAGGCGTTGAATAAACTAGTTCCAGAAATTGTAGCAATTTTTTTAGCAGAACTGAAAATTTCTATCTGCTCTATTAGCCCGTAATCCTCAGCATATATGACTTTGTATCCTGCAGTTATAAATAAATCCTCAATGTCTTTTTCTTTGTCATAATATCTCATTCTTGCACGATTTAAAGCATTTTCCTCTGCTACAGAAATATTTTCTTTATTGGAATAGCGCTCTATCTGATTCAAATATTGACTATTATACTTTTCCCTAGATACAAAAATATTTTCTGTTTTTGCATCATTAAAGAAATCTTTAAAATCATTTTTTAGCATATCTATTGCTAAATAATTATACTTAAAGTATTTGCTCTCTCCACATTTTTCTGTACCCATGTAGCAGTTGCAAAAAGGGAAATAGTGGGATGTTCTCGTTGCACCATTCTCAATATAAAACTGTTCTGGAAATGTATTATTCATGTCAAAAAATAAAACAACCTTTTCGAATAAGTAATTACCATTTGCTATATTTATAATGCTATCTTTGCTGTAGCCTAAATTATGAATTTGATCAGTTGATATTTTATTATTGTTAAAATAATATCCATTTATTCCGTCTTCATAAAAAAATGGCTTTATATCTTTATACTTTAGTTGCAATATTTTAAATTGTGCATAAACATCCATCAACGAGTGTCCGTATGCAGAGTATGTTGAAAAAAGATAGGTCGTTCCAGGAATATGTACTATCTCACTGCTGTCATTACTGATAAAAAAATCATTAATCACGATTGTATCAAACTCATAATCTAAAAACTTTTCCTGAGTTAGTTTTGAGCAAGAAAGACGGCTGTTCATCCTTTTATTACTCCAATATGCTCTACAATATTTAAATCATCTATCTTTCCTAGTGTTGCCGTTTTCTTATTCTGGTCAGAAAACAAATCATGAGTAAGTCCTATTTCTGGATTAGCATAATTTTTCTTATATGACAAAGATATTTCTTTTTTATATATGCTTGGGCCAAATGTAAAATATGCCCTATGCTCAATCCATGAATGTGTCCCATTACCTTTTTCTATCATGACAAAACCCATATTTTGGCAGTTTTTAAGAACACCTCCAGCCTCATATTCTTCTGGTGCCCACGGTTGTCTAATAAAATGTACCTGCAATATATCTGAATCTAAATTTAAAATATCAATCATTTCTTTAAGATTTATCTTTTTTAGTAAAACATAATCATCTTCAGTGTGTAAAACATAGTCACAGTCTATACTTTTTACAACATCATAAAAATAATCATATGCTTGATTTATACCATTTGCCCAGTTGTCACGTATAACCAGGGATGGGTCTAATGAAAATATTTTTGCATTTGGACATTCTTCTTTTAGCCAGTCTGAGTATTCTATGTTTCCAGAAGTGTCGACTATTATTTCTTCCATAGTTTCAACATCTAGGAGGGTGTGCCATGAATACCTGGTTTTTTTAAAATATTCCTTACGACCACTTGTTAATGTTACCCAAGCAATTTTCATTTAACTACCATTTTGAAAGTGGGCATGTTGCTGCTTGCAACTTAGTTTTTGCTGCCATAAAGCATCCACACTTCTTGCATTGCTTGGTGGCTTTTATTAGTTCTGGGCAAGATAAACAAACATCATATCTTTGTTTTGCTAAAACATCATCAGCCCACTGAG